TAAAAAAATTATGCATAAAACAGATCCAAATTACAATGAAACTATGGCATCTAAAAACGCTCACGGCGTAGTAGGTGAAAGCGCTATATGGGACGGACCATTAGATCAAGAAGGTAGAGTACACGGGATGGGCTCTAGCTCAGGAATAACAGGTATGCAAATATCAAAAGCAGCTGTACCTTACAAAGGTTTAAATGCTGTTTTGTGTGCTCAAGGAAAACAATATTAAAAAAAAATAAATGGGACTATTTAGAACACAAGATGCTGTAATAAGCAAAGCAATGCCATTGACAGGTGCAATGATTGCAAGTATAGATGTTAGACCAGCTTGGGAATTTCAAAATCAATCAGGCACACTTGGTACTAACTTAAATTCATCTGTAATATACTGTGGAGACATGGGTACTGCTGGTGATGCAAAAATAACTGTAATATTACCAGGAGTGGTATCAGCAACAGGAGGTGCACCAGTACCGTCTCAAGCTATAACATTTGAAGGTTTACAATCAGGAACTATACTTCCCGTGGCTGTAGATTATGTAACAGCAGTTGCAGGAACAGGTATAACAGTAAGTGACTTTATAGTAGGAAGATAAGATATGGATACAAAAAAAGGATATACAGGACAATACTCTGGTAACTATCACAGACATACTAGAGTAACTCAACATAATTATAAATCTGTAAAAGCTGATGACATGCATCACATGAAGTATCTAAAAGAAGATATTGATTATGATAACGAACATGGTCACAGTGATATAGATATGACAGCTGATGAAAAACACATTTCAAAATTAGCTGGAGATCTTAAGTATGATGAAAAACATCATTAAAACAAACAGAGTAAACTGATAAATCACATAAAACAAAAACAAAAACAAAAACAAAAACAAAAACAAAAATTATGGCAAAATTTGTAAAATTTAAAATCGCAAACGACAACGCTACTTTAGCAGCTGGGGGAGATTACTCTAGAGATGTATTAGTAAACGTTGATGACATTGAAAACGTAGGAGATGTTGTAGCAGCAGGAAACTACAGTGTAGTAGTAACATTAAAAGGAATTGTTGGATTAGGAGTTGGTCATGCTGACGGCGCTACTGTACCAGCTGACACTATTGGTGGTAGAATACTTACTCTTCAAGTTTCAAAAAGTCCTATTGGAACTGCTACTCCAGCTAACGCTGATGAGCCAGTTGCAATCACTGTACCTGCTAACATGCCTTCTCAATCTATCATAAAAGCTTTAACAGCTAACCCTGGTGGTGTAGCTGCTTCTTGCCAGTTAGGTAAAGACGGAGCTGGATTACCATCTAGCAACCAAATGTATTGGTCAAGCGCTGTATTTAGTTCTGATTCAACTCTATAGTAGATGAAGTCTAGAGGACTTGGCGACAGCATTGCTAAATTCACACAGAAAACAGGTGTTAAGACTATCGTAGACAGAGTGTCTGATGGTCTTAACATTAACTGTGGTTGTAATAATAGACAAGAGTGGTTTAACGAAAAGTTTCCTTACAGAAGATAATATGGCATTTAGAATTAATCCTCCGTTTGATTTAAACAAAATGAGTACATCTGTGTTTGAAAGAGACATGGGAGAAGATCCTGTGTTTGCTAGAACACCTAAAAACGGAGTTATTATTTTAAATGAAGACTTAAAAGATCCAATAGAAATAGAAAAAACCTTAGCTCACGAGAAAATCCACGTTGATCAATACAAAGACGAGGTAAAAAATCCAGGTACTGGATTAGACTATGAGGTTGATTCTAATGGAGCTGGTAGAGTGATGTTTAAGGGAAAAGAGTACGACTATTCAGTAATGCAAGCCGGTAAAGGTCCTTGGGAAAAAGACGCGTACGCCGCAGAAAAAAAAATTAAAGCAAAAAAATAAAAAAATAACAATGGCAAAAATGAAAACAAATAAAGATGGCGGTAGTGTAACAGCTAAAGATCCATCAGCTCCAGCAAAGGAGTTAGCGGCAAACCAGAAAGGTGCAGCTAAATATAGCGTTAAAAAAGGACCACACGATCATCCGCACGGAGCGGCTAAAATGGGTTACTCTCAGAAGTTTGGAGCTGAAAGAGAAAACGGCTATAAAAAAGGAGCTAGTAGAGTAATGGATATAATGACCAATGGGGGAGCTGCAAGATATAAGCAATTTGGAGCTGCAAACGCAGGACATGGTGGAGCCGCAGGACACACGCATGATCCAGTAGATGGTTCTAGTGCTACTTTTAGTGCTGATGATGAAACTGGAGCTAGACTAACAACAACAACAACAACAAAACCAAATGTTCCTAATTCACAAGTTGTTACTTCAAGAAAAAGTGGATCACCAGAGTTTAGTAAAGCTTTTGGAGAAGCAAGAAAATCAGGACTTAGTACGTTTACGTTTAATGGTAAATCTTATAATACAAATTTAGCAAAGGATAAACCAAAACCAAAAGCACCAGCTTCTACAACCACGGTTAATACTATTGATGAAGATCCAAATTCAAAAAATCAAATAAAAAGACGTGGTAAGCAGGAAAAGCAAAGTTTTATTGGGAAACTTAATATGCAAAGATATAAAAATGAAATGCAAGCTGTAAACGATTCTACAAAGGTTAATAACGCGAATTTCAAAGAACTTATTTCCGCTAATTCTAACAATTTAACTCCGCAAACACTATCGTACATTGCTCGTCACTCTGCTAACGCAGGTAATGCGGCTGCAAATCAAACTAGAGAAAGCCAAGGATTACCCTTAGTAAATAGAAGCGCTGGAACTCACGATCAAAGAATTGGATCAATAAATGCAGGGAATAGCACGGTTCCATTAAACCAATACTGGACGGTAGATGGACAAGTAGATAAATCAAAAACAACGTTGTTACCTAACAAAAAAGCAACATTTTCTAGAAGCGCACCGTTGTATATTCCAGACGTAAAATAAAATTACATAAATTGAAAAAAATAATTCAATGGCTTACGGGTGGCGTTATCAAAGAAGTTGGTGACGTCATCGATAAGCTTACAACCACAAAAGAGGAAAAACTGCTAATTAAAAAGCAAATCCAAGAAATAATGGATAAAGCTAATGCAGAGGCAGAGAGTCAAATAACAAGGCGTTGGGAAAGTGATATGAAATCAGATTCATGGCTTTCTAAAAACACACGACCTATGGCTTTAATATTTTTATCGTTTATGGCTATAGCTCTTATATGGGTAGATAGTCATCATGAGATATCTTTTACGGTAGAACAAGAGTGGATTGAATTATTAAAACAGTTACTTACAACTGTTTATATAGCTTACTTTGGATCACGAGGTGTGGAAAAGTTCAAATCTATAAGTAATAATAAATAGTAAGAGTATTAATTAAATTAAATAAAATCAAATGAAGAAAACAGTATTGATATTTTTTGTGTTGTTTAGTAGCTTTTTAAGCGCGCAAACTGAAACATTATTACTAGAAGGTGAATGGGAGTCAAGCAAAACGTCTTACAATTGTATTATAACGGTTGGTAATCACAATGAACTTGATAGAGTCAAAACTATTCATAATGTTAGTTATGAAAAAAATATGGTTTTGTTAGAGGAAATAAAGTTTCAAGATAGATACAAAGTTATAACAACCCATACAAATAAAGCAAATGGACATACGGTTGAATCGACGTATGTTTTAATTAACCCAAACATTTTATCTAGACAGTTTAAGGGAGATTCAAACATGCATATAATATATAATAGAGTAAAAAAGCAATTAAATTAAATTATGAGTAAAGTAAAAGAAATGAAAGTAAACAAGATTACAGAAAAGCAATTAAAAACTGTAACTGAGCAACAAACAAAGATGAATGATTTGTTGAGACATATAGGTTTATTAGATGTGCAAAAACTAAATGCACACGCAGCTATTAAAGAAGTAACTGTAAAGATAGACGAAACAAAGAAGGAATTAGAAGAGCAGTATGGCCAAGTCAATATAGATTTGAAAGACGGTTCTTATACTGACATCGAACAGGAAGATGACAAATAATATTAGAAAGATTAGTATTGGGTCTGACTACAAAAACGATGCTATGCATTACTCTGTAGGACAACAAGTATATGGTGGTCATGAGATATCGCATATACTTTTTGAAGGCTCAGACAATTCTTATAATATACACATAAAGAAAAACAACGATATATTGCCGTGGAAGAAGTTTAATTCTAACATGGCTATATCCGTTGAGTACGATTTGGAATACTAATGAAAAGCTTATACGACTTTATAGTTAGACCAGTTGGAAACGAATACGACAATGAAATAGAAATAGGCGATAAAAAAATAATACTTAATACTAAAATAGAAAGCTTTAAGTTTGTTAATAATATCGCTGAGGTTGTAGAAGTTCCTAAAGCGTTTAAAACACCTATAAGTAAAGGTGATTTAATAATTATACATCACAATGTTTTTCGTACGTTTTACGATATGAAAGGCGTTAAAAAGAAAAGTAGATCATCATTTATTGATGGCTTGTATTTTTGTGCGCTAGATCAAGTATATCTTTATAAGAAAAAAGACAAATGGAACTCTATAAATAGTAGATGTTTTATAAAACCACTAGCTGATAAAGACGGTTTAGAGGTTAGTAAAGAGAAAAAACTTATTGGTATACTTAAAATAGGTAATAGCTCTTTAGAGGCTCTAGGAATAAACGAGGGTGACACCGTAGGCTACACGCCTTATGGTGAATATGACTTTATTGTAGACAAAGAGCGATTGTATTGTATGAAATCAAATGATATTGTAATTAAGTATGGAGATCAACAAAACCAAAAGGAATATAATCCAAGCTGGGCAAGTAGCAGTTGAAGAATTAATAAAAGTAGCTAAAGAAGCTATTGTTGATTCAGACGATGATATATCGGCAGACAGATTAAAAAATGCAGCAGCTACTAAGAAGTTAGCTATATTTGATGCTTTTGAAATATTAAATAGAATACAGGAAGAAGAAGACTTGTTAAATGAGAAACCTAAAAAAGTTAAAGAAGAAACAGCTTTTAAGGGTTTTGCTGAAGGTAGATCTAAATAATGTACGAGCAAACTTTATACAAAGTATTAAAAAACTATGTTGATTCTAAAACTTTAAATCACAAGAACAAGCATAAGAAATGGGAATACGGTTACAATGAGGATTACGATATAATAGTAATAAGTAAGACTGGCCAGATAGGAGAAGTGTATGAAATACAAAACCTTAAAATAGCTTTACCAAAAGAAAATGAAGTCGTAAAATTCGAAAACAATAAGTGGAATTATTCTGAATACCCCAAGGAATTAAAGAAAATTAAATCTGTATTCGACTGGGAAGAGTACCCTTTGGATTTTAAAGAAAAATGGTATGACTATATTGACAAAGAATTTATTAGGCGTGAAGAAGGTTTTTGGTTTATTAACAAAGACGTTCCTACTTATATCACTGGTACTCATTACATGTACTTGCAGTGGTCCAAAATTGATGTTGGGAAACCAGACTTTAGGGAATCAAATAGATTATTCTACATATTTTGGGAGGCATGCAAAGCAGATGCCAGGTCTTATGGAATGTGTTATCTTAAAAACCGTAGGTCAGGATTCTCATTTATGTCCTCAGCTGAGTCGGTCAACCTTGCTACAATATCCACGGATTCACGGTTCGGCATATTGTCCAAATCTGGTCCCGATGCTAAAAAGATGTTCACAGATAAGGTGGTACCAATTTCCGTTAACTATCCCTTCTTTTTCAAACCGATCCAGGACGGTATGGATAGGCCAAAGACCGAGCTCGCGTACAGGGTACCCGCGTCAAAATTCACCCGTAGAAAGCTTGACGCCAATACGAAGGTACAAGAAATTACCGGTCTTGACACCACCATCGACTGGAAGAATACCGGTGACAACTCCTACGATGGGGAAAAACTTAAACTCCTCGTCCACGATGAATCGGGGAAATGGGAAAGGCCGAACAACATCCTCAACAACTGGAGGGTCACAAAAACAACATTAAGATTAGGTAGTAAAGTTATAGGTAAGTGTATGATGGGAAGTACATCAAACGCTTTAGATAAAGGAGGAGATAATTTTAAAAAACTATATAACGCTTCAGATGTTACAAAAAGAAACGCCAATGGGCAGACTAGCTCGGGATTATATTCTTTGTTCATACCTATGGAGTGGAACTACGAAGGATACATTGATTCTTATGGCGTACCTGTCTTCGATACACCAAAGAAAGCTGTAAAAGATCCTCATGGTTCTGATATAAAGCTAGGTGTAATTGAGTACTGGCAAAACGAAGTAAATGGCTTAAAAGAAGACCAAGATGGTTTAAACGAATTTTACCGTCAGTTTCCAAGAACGGAAGAGCACGCGTTTAGAGACGAGGCTAAATCATCTTTATTTAATCTTACTAAAATATATCAACAAGTAGATTGGAATGCTGATTTAAAAAACAGCGGAATAATAACACAAGGTAATTTTCAATGGGTTAACGGCGTAAAAGATACTAAAGTTGTTTTTATGCCTAGTAAGCAAGGTAGATTTTTTGTATCTTGGATACCATCTGTTGAAATGCAAAATAGTGTTATAAAGAAAAACGGGCTTAAATGGCCTGGCAATGATTACATGGGAGCTTTTGGTTGTGACAGTTACGATATATCTGGAACTGTAGACAGAAGAGGATCTAATGGAGCTTTACATGGTTTGACTAAGTTTAACATGGATAATGTTCCATCAAATCATTTTTTCCTAGAATATATATCTAGACCTCAAACAGCTGAAATATTTTTTGAAGATGTATTAATGGCTTGTGTTTTTTATGGTATGCCAATACTTGCTGAAAACAACAAACCTAGACTGTTGTATTATTTTAAACGTAGAGGTTATAGAGGTTACTCTATAAATAGACCAGATAAAAAATATAGTAAATTATCAACCACAGAGAGAGAAATAGGTGGAATACCAAACTCTAGTGAAGATATAAAGCAAGCTCACGCAGCGGCAATAGAATCTTATATAGAACACCATGTTGGTTTAAAAGATGATGGTAATTATGGTGATGTTTATTTCCAAAGAACTCTTGAAGATTGGGCTAAATTTAATATAAATAATAGAACATCTCATGATGCGTCTATAAGCTCAGGCTTAGCTATTATGGCTTGCAATAAAAACAAGTATAAACCAAACCCGACATTCAAAAGACCTTCTTACAATTTAGGTTTTAAAAGATATAATAACAAAGGTACATTGTCAAAAATAATTGAATAAATGAAAATATATACTAATTCAAATAGCGCTTTTCCTAGTCAGGTAGTACCAGACGCTGAAAAAGCTTCAAGAGAGTACGGCTCTCAAGTAGCTTCTGCTATTGAAACTGAGTGGTTTAATCAAGGTAGAACAAACGGTAACAGATACCTTACTAGTTGGAATAATTTTCATAACCTAAGACTATACGCTAGAGGAGAGCAATCTGTTCAAAAATACAAAGACGAGTTATCTATAAATGGTGATTTGTCTTATTTAAATTTAGACTGGAAGCCAGTTCCTGTTATATCTAAATTTGTTAATATAGTAGTAAATGGTATATCTAATAAAGAGTTTGAAATTAAAGCATATTCTCAAGATCCAGAGTCTGTAAAAAAACGAACAAAATATGCACAGGCTATAGCTGAAGATATGTACGCTAAAGAATTAATGCAGCAAGCAAAGCAAGCTTTGGGCATTGATGCTAAACAGTCAAAAATACCAGCTGAACAACTACCTCAAAGTAATGAGGAATTAGAACTTCACATGCAACTTTCCTACAAACAATCAGTAGAAATAGCAGAAGAGGAAGCTATAACAACTACATTAGCTAGTAATAGATGGCCATTGACAAAAAGAAGAATAAACGAAGACTTAGTTGTTTGTGGTATTGCTTGTGCTAAAACAAGTTTTAATAAAACAAACGGTATAGTTGTTGACTATGTTGATCCAGCTAATTTAATATATTCCTATACAGAAGATCCTAACTTTGAAGATGTTTACTATGTTGGTGAAGTTAAATCTATTACAATACCTGAATTAAAAAAACAATTTCCTAGTATACCAGAAAAAGAACTTCAAAGAATACAGGAAATGCCAGGTAATAGGCAGTACATAACAGGGTGGGGTAACTACGACAGTAACACGGTTCAAGTTATGTATTTTGAATATAAGACGTATATGAACCAAGTGTTTAAATTAAAAAACACTGAAAATGGTTTAGAAAAAGTTATTCAAAAAACAGACGAATTTAATCCACCACCTGCTGACACGTATAACAAGGTTTCTAGAACCATAGAAGTTTTATACTCAGGTGTTAAAGTTCTTGGTACGGATATAATGTTAAAATGGGAACTTGCTGAAAATATGACAAGGCCTAATTCTGACAACACTAAGGTTGAAATGAACTACGCTATATGCGCACCTAGAATGTATAAAGGTAGAATAGAATCTATAGTAAGTAAGATAACAGGTTTTGCTGACATGATTCAAATAACACATTTGAAAATGCAGCAGGTCTTGTCTAGAATGGTGCCAGATGGTGTGTTCTTAGATATGGATGGGCTCGCTGAAGTTGACCTAGGTAACGGCACAAATTATAATCCAGCAGAGGCATTAAACATGTATTTTCAAACTGGTTCTATCGTTGGTAGATCTCTAACTCAAGATGGAGAGCTAAATAGAGGTAAAGTGCCTATTCAAGAATTACAATCATCAGCTGGAAGCGCTAAGTTACAAAGCTTAATAATGACTTACAATTATTATCTACAAATGATAAGAGATGTAACAGGTCTTAACGAAGCTAGAGATGGTAGTATGCAGGATAAAGACGCATTAGTAGGCATAGCAAAGATGGCTGCTAATCAATCTAATATAGCAACTAAGCACGTTAATCAAGCTAGCTTATTTCTTGCTCTTAGAATATGTGAAAACATATCTTTAAAGATGGTTGATGTACTTTCTTTTCCTTTAACTAAAAATGCTTTAATAGAGAGCATATCATTATTTAATGCTAGTACATTAGCTGAAATAGCTACACTTAATCTGCATGATTTTGGTATATTCTTAGAATTAGAACCTGATGACGAAGCTCAAGCTCAGTTAGAGCAAAACATACAAATAGCTTTGCAAAGCGGAGGTATTGACTTAGAAGATGCTATAGATATAAGGCAAATAAAAAACCTTAAACTAGCTAATCAGTTGCTGAAGCAAAAAAGAAAAAAGAAAATAGCAAGGGAGCAAGCGCAACAACAGCAAATGATTCAAGCACAAGCACAAGCAAATGCTAAAACTACAGAAGCTGCCGCTATGGCTGAGGTTCAAAAAAACCAAGCTATGACAGAATCAAAAGTACAGGTAGAACAAGCCAAGTCACAGTTTGAAATTCAAAGGATGCAAACAGAGATGACGGTTAAACAACAGTTAATGGCTCAAGAGTTTGAGTACCAAAAACAGTTAGCTCAAATAAAAATGGGCGTAGAGTCTGAGAAAGAAAGCAAAATAGAAGATAGAAAAGATAAAAGAGTTAAATTACAAGGAACTCAACAAAGTCAATTAATAAATCAACGACAAAACGATTCAGCTCCAGTAGATTTTGAAAGTGGAGATTCATCACAACTAGGCACGTTTGGTTTACAAAATATAATGCCGCCTAGTTAACTATTTAATAATTATATAATATTTTATCATGTCAGAAGAAACAAAATCAAATGAGCCTATCAAGCAAGAAGGTGAGTTTAAAATTAAAAAGAAAAAACCTAAAAATTTAAGTCTACAATCTAAAGACGAAATAACCAAGGTTGATTTAACAAAACCAGAGGCAACAGGTGATATAGCCCCAGAGGTTATAAAAGTGGAAATACCTACTGAGGCTTTAAAAAAAGAAGAAGATGCCATTCAAATCGGAGAAACAAAGAAAATGGATGTGGGCGAACAAACCGGAGATAGCTCTGGAGTGGACGAACAAGTATCAAAGCCCAGCGAGGTTGTTGAAGAAATTACCCCGATCCAAGAAATAACAAAAGAAGAGGTAAAGGAAATAGCGAAAGAAGTTAAAGAAGCGCAAAGAGATGAAAAAATCTTAGGTAAACCTTTACCAGAAAACATTGAAAAACTAGTATCTTTTATGGAAGAAACTGGTGGAACTGTACAAGACTATGTGTCTTTAAACAAAGATTATAGTTCTTATAGTCCTAAGGATGTTTTAAAAGAATATTATACAAAGGCAAAACCACATTTAGATCAAGAAGAAATTAGCTTTTTAATGGAAGATAATTTTGATTTTGATGAAGATGTAGATGAGCCAAGAGAAATACGTAAGAAAAAACTTGCGTTTAAGGAAGAGGTTGCAAACGCAAAACAATTTCTTGAAAGTTCTAAGAGCAAATATTACGACGAGATCAAGTTGAGACCGGGCGTTACTCAAGAACAACAAGAGGCTATTAGCTTTTACGACCAATACAAGCAGCAACAAGAAGTTGCTACACAAGTGCACGGTGACTTTAGAGACAGAACTAAAAAACTATTCAACAACGAATTCAAAGGTTTTGAATTTGATCTTGGTGAAAAAAGATTTAGATATGGCATTAAAGATCCGGTTAAAGTAGGTGAACTACAAGCTGATGTACAAAACTTCGTAGGTAAATATACAAACGAAGAAGGATTAATGACAGACGCTGCAGGTTACCATAAAGCAATGTATGCTGCTATGAACGCAGATAAACTTGCTAATCATTTTTACGAACAAGGAAAAGCTGATGGTGTAAAAAGCATAATCAGTGGATCTAAAAATCCATCTAAAGACGAACCTAGGCGAGTTGCCGACGGAAATGTATTTATAAATGGATTAAAAGTTAAAGCAATTAGTGGGTTAGACTCGTCAAAACTAAAAATTAAAACTAAAAAGTTTAACTAATTAAAAATTAAAATTATGGCAATTGCTCCGCAATTTGGTTCAATCGTACCAAGTCAACAACAACAAACGTTGGCAAACAACTACCTAAATTTCACAGGTGGACAAAACGATTTCTCACAACAATACCTACCAGAGCTTTACGAAGCAGAGGTAGAAAGATATGGTAACAGAACGTTATCAGGATTTTTAAGAATGGTTGGCGCTGAAATGCCAATGACATCTGATCAAGTAATTTGGTCTGAACAAAATAGATTACACATTGCTTATAACAACTGTACTTCAGCTTCTGGAGCGGGAACAATTACAATTCCTGTTACAGCTGCAGGTGCTGCTGTGCCGGTTGTAAACGTAATTTCTCCAGGTGCAACGATAGTTGTAATGGATCAATTCGGTGGTGAAGCAAAATGTTTTGTTAGAACTTCTGACACTCGCTTAGCAGGTGGAGGAGGTAATCCAGGACAGTTAGTTGTAGAGCCTTATGGTTTTGCTACTTTAGCTGCTGCTGGTATTGCTGACGGTGCTGGAAAAAAGATATTTGTTTACGGTTCTGATTTTCAGAAAGGAACTTCAACTGCAAATGCAGCTGTAGGAGCAAATACTTATGCTGCTAATAATAACCCTATGGTTACTGTAGATCCTAGCTTTACTCAATTTTCAAACTCTCCAATAATCATTAGAAGTACTTATACTATCAATGGTTCTGACACTGCTCAGATTGGATGGGTAGAAGTTGCTACTGAAGATGGAACTGGAGGATACTTATGGTATTTAAAAGCTGAATCTGAAACTCGTTTACGTTTTGAAGATTACTTAGAAATGGCAATGGTTGAAGGAGAATTAAGTGCTGGTGGACCTGCTGCATTGACAAATCAAAGTGGTGGTTCTCAAGGTTTATTCTCTGCTATCAGTCAGAGAGGTAATGTACAAACTGGATTTACAGCTGCTGCTGGATTAGATGCTTTTGATGCAATACTTAAAAACTTAGATACTCAAGGAGCTATTGAAGAAAACATGTTATTCTTAAACAGAGCTACTGCTCTTGATTTTGATGATATGCTTGCTTCTATCTCAGGTGGATTCGCTGGAGGTACTGCTTTTGGATTATTTGAAAATTCTGAGGAAATGGCATTAAATTTAGGTTTCTCTGGTTTCAGAAGAGGTTCTTATGACTTCTACAAAACTGACTGGAAATACTTAAACGATGCTTCTACTCGTGGAGCTATTGCTGGACCTGCATCTATTGAAGGTGTATTAGTACCAGCTGGAACTTCTACGGTATATGATCAAATCTTAGGAACAAACATTAGAAGACCATTCTTACACGTGCGTTATAGAGCTTCTCAAGCTGATGACAGACGTATGAAGTCTTGGTTAACTGGTTCTGTAGGAGGTGCTTTTACTTCATCTTTGGATGCAATGGAAGTAAACTTCTTATCAGAAAGATGTTTAGTTACACAAGCTGCGAACAACTTTGTATTGTTCAAAGGAATCTAAGATTCAACAAATGTAATTCTTACCCTCGTTGTAACCACGGGGGTAACAATTACTCTTATAAAATTATTTAATTATATTATATTATGTCAACAAAAAAACAAACTAAACCTACTGAGTGGGAAATAAAAGATAGAAATTACTATCTAACAGGTAATGAGTCACCATTGACTTATACAATACCTAGTAAGCATACAAAAAAACATCCATTATTGTGGTTTGATGAAGCAATAGGATCTCAAAGAGAACTTAAGTACGCGACAAATCAAGCATCTGTCTTTGTAGATGAACACAAAGGAGAATCAACAATGGGTCATATAACTTTTAGAGACGGCGTTTTAGCTGTTCCAAAAGAAAAACAAAACTTACAAAAAATGTTGTCTTTATATCACCCTCTATCAGGGCATAGGTTTAAAGAACTAAAACCACAAGAAAATGCTGTTAACGAATTACAGTGGATGGAGTGGGAAATACAAGCACTTTTAGCAGCTAGAGATATGGATATAGACCAAGCCGAGGCTGTACTGAGAGTGGAAATAGGAACTAGCATAAACAAACTAAGTTCTAAAGAAATAAAAAGAGATTTACTAATGTTTGCTAAATCAAATCCACAATTATTTATGGAGCTAGCAAATGATGAAAATGTACAATTAAGAAATTTTGGTATAAAAGCCACTGAAGCTAGAATAATAAAGTTATCACAAGATCAACGTGTATTTACTTGGGCTAGCAATGGAAGAAAATTAATGACTGTACCATTTGATGAAAATCCATATGCGGCGTTTGCTGCTTTCTTGAAGACTGATGAAGGAGTAGAAATATACAAGTCTATCGAGAAAAAGTTTAAATAACATGTAATACTAATATAGGGCTCGTTCACTCGGGCCCATATTATAATAAACAAATTAAAATGGCAATAAACGTAGATCAAGTTTATAAAACAGTCTTGTTAATAATAAATAAGGAACAAAGAGGTTATCTCACGCCTAACGAGTTTAACAAGTTAGCTACTCAAGTACAGCTTGATATAGTTGACACTTACTTTGAAACTATAAACCAACAACTACGAGTGCCGCAAAACGAAAGTGAATACGGTGACAGGTACAAAAGCGTTCAAGAAAAACTTGACGTTTTTAAAACTATAGGCTCTTGTACTTATACTGCACCAACTACAACGCAACCAGGTTTTTTCACGACCCCAACATCTTCAGGGACAGCTACTGGAACTCAAAACTTAACAGGAATATTAAACACTATATCATATCCTTTAACAACTATAACTCAGGCTCAGGTTGAACAAAGCCAAATTGTTGTAACTGTTAATGGTATTGTGTATACTAATTACAACATAACAGGTGGTAACTTTAATTTAACAGCAGGAGCGCTAGGCGTAGGTGTAAATATAGTTATAACATTGTATCCTTTAGATTTTTATAAGTTAGGTACTGTTATTTATAATGACGATAAAGAGGTTGAGGCTGTTCAAAGAAATGAACTAGCTCAATTAAACCTATCTACAATAACTAAGCCTTCAACTTATTTTCCAGTTTACCTTTATGAAGGTAATAAAATAACTATATATCCTCAATCAATAAATTCTAGCGTACAGGCTACTTACGTTAGAAAACCAGCGGATGTTGTTTGGAATTTCACATCATCTCAGCCAGATTACACATATATATGGAATCCTTCTACTTCAGTTGATTTTGAATTAGATATTACAGAGCAAACAAATGTTGTTTTGCAGATCTTGCTTTACGCAGGAGTTGTAATAAAAGACCCAAATATAGTTCAAGCTGCTGCTAGTGAAATTGCTCAAGAGGCACAAAACGAAAGAAACTAATATATAATGGCTATACAACCTACTAATAACGGATTAATAACTGAAAATTCTCAACAGTATTATCAAGGAACACAAGACTTTAGAGGAGCTGGAACAATAACAGTTAATCAAAAGTTTGTAACAGACTTTGATTCTGATTTAATACTAGGAAGCTCTACTAGTTGGAATCCTAGTGATCCTGATTATGGTTTAAACAATTTCAAAGTTTACACAAGCCCAAGCGGTTTAGCTGGTACTTGGAGTCAATGGGTTACGGAAATAGTGGTTACTAATGGTAAAACAATATCTTTAACTGCATCACCTTCAGCTAACGCTTTTATAGTTGTTCAGTTAACAACACTAAGTGGTGGTAAGTATGCTAACACAGAAGCTGAAAAAGCATATGGTCAAACAGTAGAAGATAATTACGGAGGATATCAGTACGTAAAGTTAAATGACATTGTAAGTAATTTTTTAGTAGGATACATAGGGCAAGGTAAATTAATACCAAATGCCAAGAGAACAGATGTAATATTCCACACTAAGAGAGCAATGCAAGAGTTTAGTTATGATACTTTAAAAAGTATAAAAAAAGCTGAACTAACTATACCCAACGAACTTACGTTAATATTACCTCAAGATTATGTTAACTACGTAAGTATGTCTTGGATTGATGAGCTAGGTGTTAAAAGACCTATGTACCCAGCTAACAACTTAACAACTAGTCCTTATTACACTCAAGCTCAAGATTCAGCAGGTATACCAACTCAGGATCAATGGGGTAATGACATAGAGGGAACATCTATAACACAAGAAAGATGGCACAATGCTAATACTGATTTTATTGACGGAAACTTCACTAATGATTTCACAAATGATATGTGGGCTTACAACTGGGGTGGTTTAGGAAGTAATATTGGATCTGGTTATGGAAGAATGTACGGAATGGATCCTCAATACTCTCAAATGAACGGTTGGTTTAACATGAACGAAAGAGAAGGTAAAGTTTCTTTTTCAAGTAATTTAGTTGGTAAACTTATTATATTAGAATATGTGTCAGATGGATTAGCTTTTGATTTAGATAGTAGAATACCTAAGATGGCTGAAGATGCTATGTATGCTTATATATTACACGCTTTGATATCTACTAGAATAAATCAACCAGAGTATATAGTTCAAAGACTAAGAAGAGAGAAAAGTTCTAAATTAAGAAATGCTAAAATAAGATTATCTAATATAAAACTTGACGAAATAGTTCAAGTGATGAGAGGTAAATCTAAATGGATAAAATCATAATACATGGCAGAGGCTAAAAATAGTTTCATCAAGTCTAAAATGAATAAAGATTTAGACGAGAGACTTATACCAAATAACGAATACAGAGACGCTTTAAATATAGCTGTTTCTAGATCAGAAGCAAGCGATGTTGGAGCTTTAGAGTCTATATTAGGTAACACTAAAGTTACATCTAACGAATATGACGACGCTGGTGAGGTGATAGGTTATTTTGTTGATGATGCTAACTCTCTTGTATATTATTTTAAAACAGACTGGACAGAAGTTAGTTTAGCCCCATCTACAGCTACTTGCCAAATACTAGTATACAACTCTTTGCTTAACACTACTAACGTTAAAGCTGAAGGTTATTGGTTGAACTTTTCAACACAAAGTCCAGTGTTAGGTATTAATTTAGTTGAAAACTTACTATTTTGGACAGATAACAGAAATCAACCTAGGAAAATAAATGTAGAACAACCTTCTACCTATTACTTTAATGAAGACCAAATTTCTGTAGCAAAGTTTGCGCCTATATTTCCACCTGAGTATTTAAATTTAAGAGCTCCTCTTATAAACAATTATTCGCCAGAGCTAGATACTTATCCTTCTACAATGACAAACGCTGCTGATCCAGACACTGTACCAGTAGGTGTATACGAGGTTAGTGACTCTAACTTAGCTGTAACTAGATATAGAAATGGAGATCCAATAGTTGAAGCACAGACCTTAGCTTCGTGGCAAGCCGCGGACACCGGTCAGTATGGAGCCTTTTGTTATTATGATGAATACATAGGAAATGAAGTGACTTATGGTGTTTTATACAACAAATACGCTGTAATGGATTCTAGAGGTTTAGCGCCTATAGGATTTACAATACCAACAACTGTACAATGGAATGGCATTATAGGTGCTGGTGGCGCTACTTCTAATCTTTTCAAAAGCACAACGCTTTGGGACAACCCACCTCAAGCAAACACAAATGCTAACGGAATGAATGTTAAACCTGGTGGTTGGAGACAAGCAGCTAACTCGAGTCAAGACTTTAGAGAGTTAACTACAAGAGCTAGGTTTTGGACGAGCGATGCTATTACTACAAACAATCTTTATGTTAACTTTAGTAACACTAACGCTTTACCAGTCACAACACTGACAAGTCCAGCATCTTACGGAATGTCTGTAAGAGTTATAAAAGAAGCAGGTTACAATGGTTGGAATGGAGATCCTGAGTTGTTAAAAGATAAATTTGTTAGATTTAGTTATAGATTTAAGTTTGATGACAACGAATACTCTATAGTAGCTCCTTTTAGTCAAGATGTTTTTATTCCTGAGCACCAAGGTAAATTTATTAACGATGATGAAACTCAAGCTTTTATTACCACTGTAGTTGAGTTTATGCAGAATAGCATTAACAATGCTGTGTTAAATATTAAGCTTCCTTGTATAGATATAATAAACAACTACAAGATAAAAGCCATAGAGATAATATATAAGGAGTCAGACAAGCAGGCTTATCAGATATTAGAAAAAGTAGATGTTGACGCTACATTTATAAGCAGTTTAAATTATACTAACGTATATCAATACAATTATCAATCTAAGCAACCTATAAAAACAATGCCGCAGTCTGAAACCACTAGAGTTTTTGACAAAGTGCCTGTTAGAGCTTTAGCGCAAGAGTCTAGTGGTAATAGAATACTATATTCTAATTATGTAGAAAGCTATACTGCACCATTAGGTTTAGATTATTACACTTCTGTTGCTGATAAATCCACTCAGCAATTTATAGAATATCCACAACACTCATTAAAGCAAAACAGAAATTATCAAGTTGGTATAGTTTTAGCGGATAAGTTTGGTAGACAAACAGATATTGTTTTGTCTAACTATGATGGACTACTTGACGTCAACGGCGATCCTCAACCAGGCTCTAACGTTTTCTCTGATTACAACACTTTGCAGTTTAATGGTAATGTATTAAACTGGCCTGGCGATACGCTTTCTGTAAACTATCTTCAACCAATACCAGAAAATTCTTTAACATCAGGTTATCCAGGTTCTTATGCTCAAGGAGAGTATTACGCTGTAAACATTGAAGATGGAACAAGCGGGACAGGTACTGGTGCTTTATATCCTTTTTTTCAAAGTGAAAGTTACCAATACTTTACCGCAAACACAACAACTTTAACAACAACGTTTTTTGCTTATTCTATTAAAGCTGTTGACTTTCAAAATAACGCTAATACTCTTAACGTATATGTTAATGAAGGTAATGGTTGGATACTAAAAACACTTAATTCTGATTATACTGCAAGTGTTAGTTTAGCTCACGTAAATGTTGTATTTGCCGCAGCTATAACCCCTGGTTTTAATGTTAAAGTAGAATTGCTGTTTGGACCTAATAGATACTATCAATACAAGTTAGGATCAGCTGGAGTACGTTCTGATGGAACTGGACTTATGTTTGACAACTTTCCTACAAATTATGATAGATGTTTTTCAGTTGGTAGAAAAATGTCAGGCCAGTATATAGACTACACTAATATAGTAACTGTAACACCATCTAGTTTAACGCCTATATATAATATAACTATACAGACTAAGGAAGAAATAGATGTTAAATATCTGTTCTCTAATACACCAGATCTTCAACAACCAGAACCTACTTTGTCGTCAAATATGACTCGTGCTACTTACGATATAAACGTAAATGGTTTTTATACTTACAAGTTTGGAGTAAAACAACAACAGCAAGATTATTACAATGTTTATTTACCTGGTATAGTAAACGGTTACCCAATTAAAGCCTCTACATTAGAAGAGGGAGAGACTGGTTTTATAACATTAATATCTGACAACATAAACAAAGTACCTAGAAACTTGCAAGATGTTGGTCCACTACAAGATCAATTTACATCTGATGAAACAATGTTTCCTAGAGTAACAAACATAGTTCCAGTAGTTGTAAATAGTTTTTCAACTCAAACAAAACAATTTGATCCCGCATTCTCGCCTGACTCAGTTGATTTAGTTGGGACAATAAAAGATGTGTTTCCTCTTTTAACCGGTGAGGGCAGCACCCCTCCTATACCAACAGCTGCAGGTGAGGTTAACCCGTATTCTATATATAATTTTAATACAAAACCTTACGTTGCTAAGCTTTCTACTAGAAAACCAGTAGGTTTGGATGAGCAACTGTACACTATACCTACAGGTAGTAATCCTTATCCGGCTAATTTAGGTTTAGCTGTTTATGAAACATCTCCTTTTGTATCGCAGTTAGAGTTATTTTACGAAACCTCTTCAGCACAACTTATATCTGATTTAAATGTTGATATACAAAATGAAAGTGGTGATATAAATGGATCTACTTTTTCAAGCGTATCAGTTTCTTTCTCTGAAAATGACGTTATAGGTAGCACTATAACAGGTAACTTTTTTCCAACAAGTGGTGGTCAATTAGTTACATCTGCTTCGTGTTCTATTGTGAATATTTTTTCTTACAATCCAACAACGCAAGCTATAGACACTAATATAGACTATATAAGTAGATTTAGTTTAGTGGCTGTTGGTAATGGTAGTTTTAATATAGCTACAGCTCAGGGGACTAATGATCCTAATGGGTTTTTTGCTGGTGGCAGTAACTCAAACTTGTATGATGTTACGTGGAGAGGTAAATTTGAAGTTAATCTTAGATGGAGTTTAGGTGGTGTTGATACTTTTGAAACTGTAACTTTACAATTACAAAACGATCCACCCGTTATAATTAACACTTTACCTCCTTTTACAATGCCTAACACTGGAGGATTGATAGTTGGTATGTACCCAAACGCAAGTGCGCGTAGCCTTAGCCCATTAGGTTTAAATGGTAGTGCTATAACATCCGGTGTTGGATATCCAACTAATGGTGATTCTGCAACTTTTAGTAGTAACAACGGTTGGGATATTGTAGGCGCTAGATATGTAAATAATTCTGGAACTACAACATATTGGGGCGTTTATCCTGGCAACTCTGGTACTTCTGGAAATATAAGTGATTTTGCAAGCATTGTGTATCAAGCTAATGTAACAGCATCACCAGGCGTAAGTCCTACTAAGTATAGACAATTTGTATGTTCAGGTAACAGTACTACTGGTAACTACCATCAAGTAGGTTCTTATTCTTTATATTTTAGTCTTACAGATGATGTTGGAGCTGTTACGTATACTTATATGAGCTACACTGTTGGGGCAGCTAACTATACTGGTCAAGTAGTATATGCTTCTTACACACAAGGAAATCCAAGTCCAGCATACGCAGGTACTCAGTCAGATATATCACTAAACACTATTACAAGCTCAACCAATTTACCTATATGGCAAGGTCAAATTCAAAACTGGACAGCAAACGACGTAGATATATGGATTGCTTCTAGTAAGCAAAACCCTGGTTTTTGTGATATTAGAGGTTGTGTTGAAAACGGAGGTACATACCCTGATGGTACATTAGGTAGTGGTACTAACACTGTAGGTGGATATTTTGTCTCCGATGTAACCAGTTTTGGTTTAAATCAGAATACAGGTTTTACTGGTTCTTTTCAAAGAGTCGCTAGACTAGAAGGTCTTTCTAGAACTTCAACTCAAATAACAGAGGGAGTTAGCCCAGGTGAAAAAAATCCTACACCAACAACTAATACGGGTACTTACGATTTTCAACCTA